TTAACAAAGCGTTGTCATTTCATCTGGATTGGATTTATCACGCTCAACAAATGAATCGCGATATTCCTCCAAGAATGCATTATGATTATATGCGTAATGTTCTACCAAAGAAGAAGCGATCCAGTGGTAAATGGGAAAAAGAAGTAATTGATAAGGAAATAGAACTAATCCAAGAGGCTTATAAATGTAGTTATACTCATGCCGCACAATATAGAAATCTCCTAAATAATAACGGGATTTCCCGTATCAAGGAGTTTTTATATCAAGGCGGTAAAGCATGAACCATGATTTTGAGGTCTATTTTGATTGGACACCAGAAAAACTATTAGAAGTCAATTTGTCTGACCCGGATTCATTTTTGAAGATTAGAGAAACGTTGACTCGTATAGGCATCGCGGCAAAGAAAGAGAATATTCTATATCAATCTTGCCATATTCTTCATAAGAGGGGTAAGTATTACATTGTGCATTTCAAAGAAATGTTTGCCCTAGAAAACAAACCAAGCGACATTACAGTTGACGATATAGTCCGCCGCAATACAATCGCTAAATTACTTGAACAATGGGGTTTGTGTGAGGTGACTTCCAAGGAACCTTTGCAAACAACCAATATGTCAAATATCAAAGTAATCCCCCATAAAGAGAAACATAATTGGGTGATGAAACCGAAATATCGGATGTTAGCGGATCGTAAACGCGACGCTGCATCTAACTGAATTCGGGGGAGTTCCCCGAATACTGTTGCCCGAATTGGGAACAGTCTTTAACTAACTTTTGCCGAAAGGAAAAGAAAATGAGAACTGACTTACAAAAGATTTTTGATGAACTAAACCGCACTACCGTGGGTCTTGAGACATTGTTTAATGATGCACAACGTTCGCGCATTGCTCGTTCATCCAATTTCCCTCCATATAATATTCGTCGAGTTGGTGACACTCAATATAAAATTGAACTTGCCGTCGCTGGATTTTCAAAAGAAGATATTGATATTCAACTCGAGAAGAATGTTATTACTGTAAGTAGCAAGGGTCATGATACTGATGCCGATGCCGGTGATTTTATTCATCAGGGGTTCACGTATCGAGGATTCGAACGAACTTTTACTCTAATGGATAATGTTCGTGTTGTTTCCGCTGACCTGATCAACGGTATCCTTGAGATTAATCTTGAGCGAGTTATTCCTGAAGAGGATAAGCCTCGAAAGATTCTCATTGGAGCTGATACTAAGCAACAACTCTTAACTGAGTAATGTTATGGGGGAAGAAATTCTCCCTCTTAATATGATTAAACGGCTCACTATATTTCCAGTTATGTTCAAAGAGAACTGGTTTTTTAGAATTAGCGTTAGCGATCACGCTAATGTTTTAATATACGCAATGCACGTTGAAGAACCTATATTCATGATGCGTTTCTTTGAGGACGAGGATTTGGCTGTAGCCTGGATTGATGAATGTATTGCTGGAAAGCATGTGGAGTAAATTATGATTTTACTGGATATTGAGACGTTAGGGGTTGAAAGTACCTCTGTTGTATTATCTGTTGGTATGGTGTATGTTAATGATACATCCCCAAAGAGCTATAATGAATTGCTTGACAACGCAATATTTGTCAAGCTAAACGCAAAAGAACAGATTGATAATTATAAGCGAATTGTCTCTAAAGACACTGTTGATTGGTGGTCGAAACAATCAGAAATGGCTCGTGAAAGAAACTTCATTCCGAAGCCAACTGACTTATCCGTTACTGAAGCAATTTCTATTCTTAAGTCATGGGTAGCGAAGGTTTCCAAGAAAGGTGATCATTGCTGGATTCGTGGAACTCTTGATCAGGTTTGCCTGGATAGTTTATTCAGGGCAGCTGGAGAGGATCCGCTTTTACAATATAATGTTTACCGTGATGTAAGAACAGCGATTGACCTTCTTTATCCGGAAACATCAAAGAATGGGTATGTTGATGTTGACTCAAATCTCTGTATTGGTTTTGATCGCGCTCAAGTACTTAAGCACAGCCCTGAATTCGATTGTGCATTTGATGCCGCTATGCTTTTATATGGTGTGAAGTAAATTTCGCTTTACTTCAAACTCAGACAGGGGTAAAATTGCCCCTGTGTTCATTTTGGGATTCCTATGAAATCATTCTATACTAATGTGGAGCTCGTCGGCTCGAACATCTTACTTAAAGAGTTTGACGAGACAGGTGCTAAGAGGCACAGGAAATTCCAGTGGCAACCTACGGTTTACCTTCGCGATGACGTTTCCGGTGAGACCGAATACAAAAGTCTGTACGGAAACGCAGTGAAGCCTATTCAACCAGGAACCGTCCGAGAAACCCGAGACTTCATCAAACAATACGATGGCGTCTCCGGAATGGAAGTGTATGGTCAACTTAATTACATCCTACAGTTCCTGAACGAACATTATCCATGGGATCTGCAGCCTGACTTCAGCAAACTTTCAATCTGGTCAATTGACATTGAGACTCGTACGCCAGATACTGGTTTCCCATCGCCAAAAACTGTCGATGGTGAAATTGTTCTGATCACTCTACAAAACACGGTCAATGAAAAGACCTATACGTTCGGTCTCAACTCCTACACCGGAACCGATACATTGTATGCTTCCGCAAAGGATGAGTACCATCTCTTGAAGTCATTCCTGATGTTCTGGCAGCATATTGATGTTGATGTTGTTACTGGCTGGAACATCGAAACTTTCGACATCCCTTACCTCATCAATCGAGTCAAGCGGATTCTCGGCGAAGAAGAAACGAAACGATTCAGCCCATGGGGATTGACGAAAGTCGAGACTATCTTTATCCGTGGTAAAGAAGAAACCAAGGTTGACATTTCCGGTATTGCCATTCTTGACTATCTTGCGTTGTATAAGAAGTATACGTACGTCAAACAAGAGAGTTATTCGCTGAAATTCATCGCACAAGAAGAACTTGGTCATACAAAGGTCGAGCTCCCTGGCGAAACATTCAATGATAATATCGACAATCATTGGAATGAATTCGTTCACTATAACATCATCGATACCAAACTCGTCACTGAACTTGAAAGTAAGCTGAAGCTACTGGAGTTGGCATTGACGATGGCATACCAAGCCAAGATCAATTTCAACGATGTGTTCAGCCCTGTCAAGATGTGGGACGCACTGATCCATAACAGTTTGCTAAAAGATAAGATCGTTTTACCTCAGCGAGCGCATGTTGGCAGCAGAACCATTGAAGGTGCGTATGTGAAGGAACCTCGAACTGGTTTCTATAACTGGATCATCTCTCTTGACGCAACTTCTCTGTATCCATCGATCATGATGTCATTGAACATCAGCCCAGAGACTTTCCGTGGTCGGTATCCAGTTACTATGGATCAGATGCTGAAGGATAGCTCTGCGTTTGATGAAGCAAAGGCTAACGATAACGTTTCTGTTTCTCCGATCGGCGCAATGTTCTCGCGCGAGTCGCAGGGAATTCTTCCTAAGTTGATCGTTGAGATGATGGCTGCACGAAAGAAAGCCAAGAGCGAGATGCTTCGTCTTGAGAATGAGTATCAACAAACTCATGATGAATCATTGACTCCACGAATCGCTGCATTAAATGCTAAACAAATGGCAGCGAAGATTGCATTGAACTCCCTCTACGGCGCGCTAGCTAATGAAGGATGCAGATTCTTCAATCCGGATGTCGCTGAGAGTATCACGATCACTGGTCAGTTTATTCTAAAGCGAATCGAGGAACGCCTCAATGATGCATTGAATACAAAGTTCAAGACAAACAATCATCCATATTTGGTTTACGTCGATACTGACTCCGTGTATGTTAACGTTGAGCCAATCGTCAATAAGTTTCTGTCTGGAAAAGAAGCCTCCGTCATCGTTAAGAGTCTTGAGAAGGTTGCCATCGATATTCTTCAGGAAGAGATCAACAAGATCTGTAAATCCGTTGCTGAAGAATTGAACTTCTTTGAGAACAAGATCCACTTCAAGTTGGAGGCTGTCGGTGACAAGGCTATCTGGATCGCCAAGAAGAAATACGTTGTTCGTGTTCATTCCTCGGAAGGTGTTACATATGCAACGCCAAAGATGAAGGTGATGGGTCTTGAGATGGTGCGGAGTTCGACTCCTGCGTTCATTCGAGGCAAACTGAAAGAATCTTTGTACAAGATTTTCGATGGTACGCAGTCGGATGTACAAAAGTTCATTGAAGAAACGCGCACTGAATTCGACAAGTTGCCAATCACGCAGATTGCATTTCCTCGGTCGGCTAACTCTCTGTCGGAGTATTCCGATGCTGCGACAATCTATAAGAAGGCTACACCGATTCAGGTTCGTGGCGTGTTGCTTTACAACAACTTCATCAACAAGATGACCCTCGGTAATCGTTATCCACTTATTCAAGAAGGCGATAAGATCAAGTTCTTCTACCTGAGAATGCCGAACAAGTTCAAAGAGAACATCATGGCAATCCCTGCAGATGGAGTTCTTCCGCCTGAATTTGGTATTGACGATGTCGTCGATTACAACCTCCAGTTCGAAAAGAGTTTCTTGTCTGCCATGGAGATTGTTCTCACCCCGATCGGTTGGTCTGTTGAAGAAAAGACTTCCCTGGAAGATTTCTTTGGCTAAATACAATCGTGGTTAAACGTAGTCCACGATAAAATCAAAACTACGAAACAAGGAGAAAATATGAGTTCATTACTTGAGCGCATGAAAAGCGCAG